AAAAAAGAATGCGCAGATATGCAGGCAGAATTGGAAACATTGATTCCCGATAGTGCGGACGGTGCAATCGAGCGTGGAAAAGAAATTGCAGTATATCATGCACGCACAGGATATTTGCTTGCTATTGCAAAACAACTTGTAAGGTCTAAAAAAACAAACGAAATAAGCGAAACAATTATTAAAATAGCAAAGGAGAATTATTTATCCGCAAAAGCTCAAAATGCGCTCGTCGACTGTATTGCAAGCGACGAAATGTTCCTGGTTGATTGGTTGGATAGACTAAACTCAATGTGTGTGCATCAAATAGACCTTATCCGTTCGATTATCAGCAAAGAAAAGGCTGAAATGCAAATTAATTCACAATTTAACTATGGAAACCAAAGATAAAAATATAAATAAAAAGAAACTTACACCAAAAGAAAAACGCTTTTGTTACCAGTATGTTTTGCATTTGAATGCAACAAAAGCAGCCATATTGGCAGGATATTCCGAAAAATCAGCTCGTGTAACAGGATGTAGATTGTTAACAAAAGCTAACATTCAAGAACGTATAAAATATCTACAAAATAATCTTTCCGAGACGGCACAAATTTCGGCATTGCGTGTTTTGAAAGAACATGAAAAAATTGCTTTTGCCGATGCAGGGCAGTTACGGGACGGTTGGATATCTTTAAAGGAATTTGAAAATCTTACACCTGCCCAAAAAGCAATCATTCAGGAGATTACAACAAAAGAAACAAAATACGGCATGGAGATCAAGATTAAGCTGTTCGACAAACAGCGAAGCCTTGATGCAATTAATAACATGCTTGGATTTGATGCTCCACTACGGGCCGAATTGACGGGTAAAGACGGGAAAGACTTATTCCCGGATATTAAAATCGAGATCATCGATAAAACGGAAGATGTAAGGAATGACAATTCAGACAACGAAAGTTTATAAAATTGTTGACGAAGCTATAAAGAATGGCTACACAACCATTTCGGCACAAGGAAGTAGCCGTAGTAGCAAAACATATAACATCCTTATATGGCTTATCATCTATTGTTTAAACAATCCGGGAACACGCTTATCGGTTGTCAGGGCAACATTGCCTGCTTTGAAAGGGTCGGTTTTCATTGATTTTAAAGAGATACTCAACAAGATAAAAATATTTGACGAAAAAGCGTTGAACAAAACGGAATTGACATATATATTTCCGAACGGATCATGGGTCGAATTCTTTTCTACTGACAGCGAACAGAAACTAAGAGGGAGGAAAAGAGATATTTTGTTTGTAAATGAAGCGAATGAATTGAAATATATAGAGTGGCAGCAGCTTAAAATGAGGACAACAAAATTTACGCTGCTCGATTATAATCCTTCTTTTTCAGACGATCACTGGATTTGCGATGTGAACAAAGAAAAGAAAACATTCCATTTTATATCGACATATAAAGACAACCCTTTTCTCGAGGAAACAATTATCAAAGAAATAGAGAGCCTGCAACACAAAAATGCAAGTCTTTGGAAGATTTACGGATTGGGGTTACAGGCACAGATTGAAGGTTTGATTTTTACGAATATTGAAATCATTGACGAAATTCCGGGTTATGTTAAAATGAACCATATCGGGATTGACTTCGGATATTCCAACGATCCGACGGCTATTGTCGATACGGGAATATATGGAGAGTGCTTATATGTTGACGAAATATGTTATAGAACATATATGCTTACGTCCGATATAATTAGAGAATTGAAGCCGTATTATCCAAAGAAAGTCATTGCAGAAAGTGCCGATCCACGTTTGATCCAAGAAATACGCAATGCCGGTATAAATATCAAACCGGTAAAGAAAAGCAATGGCTCAATAAAGGAAGGTATAACGAAAATGCTTGAGTATAAAATATACGTAACAAAACAATCCGCAAATGTGATCAAGGAATTCAAGAACTATACCTACGAACAAGACAATAATGGAAAATGGCTAAACGAACCGATTGATGCTTTCAATCATGCAATAGATGCGATAAGATATGTAATACTTGAAACCGTGCTTGGGAAAAATAGAAAGAAACAAAACGTTGCCGACCTTTTTGGCTATTAATATGTATCACTATAATACAACAAAATATGACGATAGAAGAAATTTTCAAGCAGGCAACATCAAATGACGTGATTTCAGAATTGAAATCAAAACGTTATACACCTCAACCGGATGTTGCGGCAGCCAATAAAGCCCTTGATCCTGAACTGCACAACATAAACAACAGGATTTTGCGTCCCGATAAACGGGTTAAGGTCGATGCAGAAGATAATAATGTTCGTAAAGTAGTTGATACAAACGGTGAATCGGTAAACTACAAAATAGAAAAGGTCGCACGTATCAAATTGGCTCTTCAAAAACTTATTATAAAACGTGCCGTGTCGTTTCTGTTTGGAAATCCTGTTGCTTACAATGCCACACCTGATAACGATAATCAGGAAACAATCATAAAGGCGTTGAATCGGATACTTTATGACGTAAAAAGTAATTCGTTAAACAGAAAAGTTGCCCGATCAATATTCAGTTATAAGGAATGCGCCGAATTGTGGTACCCTGTTGAAAAACGAAACACGAATTACGGGTTTAATTCACAGTTTAAGCTTAAATGTGCCGTATTTTCACCTGGATTTGGCGATGTTCTTTATCCTTATTGGGACGAAACAGGCGATATGATCGCTTTCTCTCGTGAATTTAGCCGAGAAGACGAGAATAAAATTAAATACAATTATTTTGAAACATACACCGACACGGAGCATTGGTTGTGGTTGTATGGAACAAACGGTTATGAAGTGGTTGAAGGTTATCCAAAGCCGATTTCTATCGGTAAAATCCCTATTGTTTACGGTTACCAGGAAAAATTTGAAACAGAAGATGTTAATTCGCTTATCGACAGGTTGGAAACATTGCTATCCAATTTTGCCGACACAAACGATTATCATGCGAGTCCAAAAATCTTTGTTACAGGCCAAATAAACGGTTGGTCAAAAAAAGGGGAAAGTGGAGCGGTTATCGAAGGCGAAGAAGGAGCTACGATGCAATATGTGTCTTGGCAAAATGCGCCAGAATCGGTAAAGCTTGAAATAGAAACCCTTTTGAAAATGATTTACACGATCACTCAAACGCCGGATATTTCATTTGAATCTGTGAAAGGGCTTGGAGCGATTAGTGGCATAGCATTGAAATTGCTTTTCATGGATGCACACCTGAAAGTGCAGGATAAAAGAGAGATATTCGATGACTATTTACAGCGCCGTGTAAACGTAATTAAGGCCTATATAGGCAAGTTTAATACAGCACTTGAAAAAGACTGTGAAGAGTTGGAGATAGAGCCTGAAATCACGCCCTACATGCCTGTAAACGAGATTGACGAAATAAACATGTGGCTGGCCGCAAATGGCAATAAGCCCCTCGTTTCACAGAAAGCAAGCGTCAAAGGAGCAAATCTCACACAAGATCCTGATAAAGATTATGAACAGATACAGGAAGAATCAAATCGGGATAATTCTTTTGTTATAGGTGAGCCAATAATGGAATAATATAATGGCTAAAAAAAAGAAAAAGGAAGTAAATAAATTTTCTTTTCAAAGCTATAACCTAAAGCATTTTAGAACGACAGAACAATATGTTGCTGCCGTCAATTCCTTGTTTGATCGAGCAACAAAAGCTATTGCAAACGCTGCTGTTAAAGGAGAATATGATCCGGATAAGCCTTTTTCTTTTGACGATTACCCCGATGTAAAAGTTTATGCTCAAAAAATAATTACAGGGCTTGCAAATAATGTAACTTCTGTTGTCGAAACAGGAGTAAAAAAAGAATGGCTGGCTGCTTGCAAAAAGAATGATGAATTCATTGCTTCGATAATGGATACCTCTAAATTATCGAAGAAACGATTGGAACAATTGCAGGATCGCAATCTTGATGCATTGCAAACATTTCAGCAACGGAAAATAAAAGGATTGGACCTTTCCAAGAGAGTTTGGAAATATACCGAACAGTATAAGGCTCAAATCGAATTGGGGCTTGACGTTGGTCTTGGAGAGGGGCGAAGTGCACAACAATTGTCACGGGATTTAAAGCAAAACTTAAACAACCCGGATAAATTGTTTCGCCGTGTTCGTGATAAACATGGCAATCTCGTTCTTTCAAAAGCAGCCAAAGCGTTTCATCCAGGACAGGGTATTTATAGGTCAGCTCATAAAAATGCGATGCGATTGGCACGGTCGGAAATAAACATGGCATACCGTGAAAGTGATTATCTGCGATGGCAACAGCTTGATTTTGTCGTCGGTTTTGAGGTTCACAGGTCAAACCATGAGCCATTATGCAAATGTGATTTGTGCCAGCGGTTAACAGGCCGTTACCCTAAAACATTCAAGTTCGTTGGTTGGCACCCGCAATGCATGTGTTATGCAACAGCTATCCTTATGGATGAAAAAACATTTGATGAGCAGGAATTATCCGATCTTAAAAGTGCCTTATACGGCAAAGAATACAAGAAGCTTGTACCAAAGAATGCCGTCACCGATTTGCCGCAAGGATTTAAAGATTGGGTTGCAGAAAACATGCAGAAACAAGCCAACTGGACTTCAACTCCTTATTTCATTCGTGACAATTTTGTAAATGCCAATTTGGCGGATGGATTGAAATATGTTGCACCGGCTAAACCAATCAAGCCTGTAAAGACCGAACAACAAAAAGAGGACACGCAAGAAAACTTGCACGAAGTCATCAAGCTGATGGAAGATTCAAAAGTTGAATACCACGAAGTCAAGGAACTTG